AACAAACACAATACATCCTAGACCTCAGGCTTTTTAGTTATTCCCCAGAAGTACAAATCAGCCGGACTATCGCAAGTCGAGAAGCCATACTCTACGAACTTACTCATATCGCAACTAGACTTAATATCGTGTTCCGTTAGATTACGGTAATAGTCCCCGCAAAATGGTGCATCCGACCTGCTTGTCCTGCTTGTACCATGCTCAGGTCTGCCTGTAGTAGCGCAAGTCATAATCACTAACCCTTTGCACATCCTAGCCATATTGTTAAACGTAGCTATCCACTCAGGATTATGCTCAAAGCACTCACAGCTTGCCACTACGTCAAAGGTATTATCAGGGAACTCTAACTTCTCACCGTACTCTACGATGTCAACTCCCTTACCTTCTCCGAGATCCACCCCAATATAGCTACAATTATCAAAAAACTGCCTTATGGAACCGTTTATATCTAGGCTTCCAATCTCCAAGATTCTTTTCTGGGAGAAATATTGCGGAAACTTTTTCTTCAGACTCGATACAAAGTCGAGTTGACTCTGGTGGCTCACTTTTTCTTTGCTTTGTTTGTTTTGGTACGGCTTCCACGCATTGGCAGACTAATCTCAATCTCGATCTTTCCGTTTTTCTTACCATTCTTTTCTTCTTTATCTTCCATCATGCAATTCTTACCGCCTTTGCACTCACCACCTTTACACTTAGGACAAGATTTCATGCCTTTCATTTCTTTTTATTCCTTTCAGATATTGCTGCTGCTTTCTTTTTTGCATCAGCTTTTGAACTTGCACCCCAAGCATTTAGACTTAACAGCAGTCTAGTAGGCTCACCGTTAGGTTTTCTCTCAGCACCAGGCATATTACCCATGCGAGCTAGAAAACTTGCCCTACGTGGATTATCGCCTGATTTAACTGGAGCTTTTAGATCAGAGCCAGGATTCTCAGCTTCGTAAGACTTACGACCTTTCTCGTTAAGTCCGCCTTTAGCGTTCTTCCCAGCTTTCTTTGTCCAAGCAGCACTCATTTCTTTTTCTTCGCAGTCTTAGCAGCTAACTTGAAGTCTGCCTTAGTTGGCGCACCTTTGGTTCCAGGCTTCTTCATCTTTTCGCCAGAACCTTCTTCTATACGCTTACGTTTAGCGTGAATGTTTGCGTAGAGTCCTGTTTTCATTTCTTACCTTTCTTTTTAGATACCCCTGCCTCGCTGAGAGCGATGGCTACAGCTTGCTTTTGAGATTTAACTACAGGGCCACCTTTGCCTGAATGAAGCTCACCCTTACCGAACTCCTTCATTACCTTGCTAACCTTCTTAGCTGCTTTAGTTTTCTTCATCATTTAAGATTTCCTTTACTTTGTCCAGTAGTTCCCATTGTGTACCATACACACGCTCCCAAGCCTTGCGACCCATTCCATGTATTCCTTTGTTGCCTCTGTGATGTAAAGGACATAAAGGTAAGGTATTAGTATGACTATTTCGTACTCCTAAACCTAATCCTATATCTCGAATATGATGTATCTCGCATGGTGTTTGCGGATAACCTTCATTAAAGCAAATTATACAACCTATATTTGCTACTTTCGATAAATATTCTTTGTCTGATTTCTTCATTGTCTTTTTGTTAATGCCTATTTATTGAGCAGTCATAATTATCTGGTAGCATTCTTTTACAGCGTTCGGGCTGTGTTTACTTGGAGAAATTTATGATTACGATTACTGTTGGCGATATGGTTATTTATGTTGAGTCCGATGATGTTGTTGAGTACGAGGACGATGTTGAGTTTGAGGACGATGGTTTTGAGTACGATGAATATGGCATAGCTTGGTCTTTCGATGAAGAAGAAGAAGTCTGGTACTGGTACTGTGAAGAAGATTGTGAATGGTACGCAGACGAGTTCGATTACTTTGAAGATGAAATCTAAAACGTAGACTTGTCTACAAACCGATTAGAGGCTTCCTGAGAACGCCAAACATCTACCCTAGCCTGAGCCGCTATGAGCATCCAGCGTAGCGTCTCAGCTCTTTCTACAGCCTCCCTAAGCCCTTCTAATACTGCTTGATACTCTGGATGAGCGTAAGCATCAGCTTCCTTCTCTGCCATCGTATTCTTCATGCTATTTTGAAAACATAACGCTTTCTTAGTCTTACGGAATTCTGACAAGTAAGTAACATCAGCTTTAGCCTTAGCGTATTCCTTTGAATGTTTGATTATGAAATCAATTGCTGCGTGTGGATCGCTCATTCTTTTCCTTCTGTAATTTTTCTAACTCAATTATTTTCTTTAAAATTGGTATTCCTTTGTTCATTGGCAATACAGCAGCCAACTCCTTGTAGTGCTTTATTTGATCCTCAATAGGCAAATTAGCAACTTTATTCATTTGCCACTCTTTAGTAAATTGTTAATTGTTGCAATAGCATCCTCTGGACTAGTTACCACATCAGCCTGGCCTTGCCAGTTGTAGTGCCAGATAACCTGATCTGGAGTTAACTTCCAGAACTTACTGCCATCTTTAACCTCTAACAGAAAGTTGTACTTAGCACCGTTCTTATTTAATCCAACCAATAAGTCAGGGCAACCCTTACCTACTGAATGTAAATGTGTAACTGACCAACCCTCAGCCCGTAATGCTTTGACGATCTTACTTTGATTATCGTCCACCCTCTTATACGTCATTGCTACCCCTAGCTTTAATAGCATCGGCAGCAGATTCAAAAGCAGCCATAACAGTTTCGCTGTGCCATTTCGCAAGATCAAGACAAGCAGCAGCACACGCCTCACGTTCTGCCTTTAACAATTTTTGTATATGCTCTATTCCGCAAATAAACATATTGTCATCTTCTTGTGAGAATCCAGCTTCTTCTGCCATACGAATTACATTACTCACGCCAATCTCCTTTTAACCCACGATTTCCTCGTTCCCACTGCTCTTTACAATCCTTCTCTAACTTATCGGCTGCGTTATTACCTCGCATCTTGCGTACTAACTGTAAATATTCTGATGACTTGTTTCTGTCCTGCGCTCTCCATCGTAATACTTGCCAGACTTCACACCGATGTCTTTCTTCTTCAAAAAACTCGTTCACTTAATCCTCATTATTTAAGTTTTTATTAACCATTTCAATTTTTTTACCTATCCATGCCATTACAGGAACAGCCATAGAATTACCAAGAGATTTATATCTAGGGCCATCAGGTGACTCATCAGACTTGCGCCAAGGAATGTTAGTGTAATTATCGCAGAAGCCCTGAAGACGCTCACATTCTACAGGGGTAAGTCTACGCACAGCCATACTAGATGCATAGACTGCCGCTACTTGGTTTGTTACCTCGCTTGATTGTGGCGATCTACTTGGATCATTAGCTGCCGTTAATGTAGGAGCGACTACTGATTGCATAACTTTAGGGCCTGTATGCGTTGGGCCTGCCATATCTGCTGTTAATGTTGCAGATGTATCTCCTTGCAATGAATAAACTAAGTCAGTAGGACTTTTATAATCACTTGCTCTTATGGTAGATGCTATTGGTGCAGTTCCATATTCACCACAAGATTGTCGATCAAATGTAGCTACACATTCTTCGTGGTTGTTGCGACTGATTCCAAAGCGTGCCGCAATAGTTCCGGCAACTTCTTCCCCCTGCTTTCTGCTCGGCGCAGTATCCCTGCGCAAGCTTTCTGGCTCAAAAAGAACTTCTGCGGCAGGTTTCCAGTCTCCAAAGTATCCGACAACGAACACACGTCTGCGTCTTTGGGCCACTCCGAAATACTGAGCGTCAAGCACTCGATATGCGAACCCATACCCGAGTTCTGCCACCGCCCCGAGGAAGGAACCAAAGTCCCTTCCGCCACCTGAACTGAGGACACCCGGCACGTTTTCCCATACGAACCACTTTGGTCTAAACTTGTTAAGAATTCCGCAATAGGTGAGCGCAAGGTTTCCTCTTGGATCATCAAGTCCTTTTCTGAGTCCGGCAACGGAAAATGATTGGCAAGGTGTTCCACCGACCAGAAGTTCAACTGCTTGGTTTCCAAAATCCCACTCCTTAAATTTAGTCATATCTCCTACATTTTGCACATCAGGATAATGATGAGCCAATACAGCAGATGGAAAAGGTTCAATCTCTGAATATGCAACAGCTTTCCAACCTAGTGGATGCCATGCTACTGTTGCTGCCTCTATGCCGCTACAAACAGATAGATAATTCATCCTCTAAATCTACCCTTGTTATCAAAGTCCATCGTAGCTCCACCCCAAGTCTCAATAAACTGCTGACTAGATTGATGGTAATAAAGTCCGTACATCTCTTGAGCCTCACCGTTGCGCTGTTTCTCGCACATCAAGTAAGCGTCAGGTAAATCCTCCTCGTACTTCTCACCATTGCGCTTACGATTCTCTTTCTGCTTATTGCGCCACATTAAGAATACGTTATCAACCTGATCCGTTATAGCCCCAGTACCTTTGATGTCGTACTTACCAGGCTGAACTTCCTCAGACTGTAGCTTGCGGATATGGTGGATCAAGTGAATGTGTACGTTATGATCTCGTGCCAATGCAGTTAGTTCATCAACAAAGTATTTCTGCTCGTTGAAATTATCCTCAGCATTACAAACTTTCATTAGTGAGTCAATAAAAATATGCTCGATGCCTAGCTCAACAGCACAGTACCTAGCCATTGCAATAGTCTGATTCGGAGTTGTGGAACCTTGCTGATCGTAAATGTAGAGATGCTCTCCTGCAAACTGGTTAAATCGCTGAGTCAATCCTTTTATGTACTTCTCTTTATCGTTAGTAAGTGGATCATCAATAAACTCACCAGCAAACTGTCTAAGCATCCTATGAATGGTGCTAGTAGGTTTCATCTCAAATGACGCAATAACGCACTTACGTTTCTGCTTAATCAAATGTAACGCTATCTGACCAGTTATTAGAGACTTACCGCCACCGTTACCGCCAGCGTATAAAGTTACCTCACCTAGACGAAAGTTAAAGTCATCCTGTGTCTTAGTCCACGGCATTTTTGCATTATCGTTAATAGGTGGATTAATGTAGTTCTCTGTGATCTCATCAAGCCAATCTGAAACAATACGAACCTTCTGACCTACATCGTTATTTTTGAGATACTTTTCTACGTCAATATCCTGTGATTTAAGTAATCGTGTCTTACGTTCTTCGTCTAGCTGTACCGATACTAATTCTAAATTTGTAGTCATCTTATGTGCCTCGCTGCTTCAATGATCCGTTCTTGTGCTTGTCTCAAACGTGATCTGTCATTATCATTTAATTTAACTCCGTTAGCTAGATTACTTGCAGCCACAGATACCAGTACGGACTCGAACTCAATAACCCTAAGTAAGTCTGTTGCGTAAAAAGCATTTTTAACTTTAGGCTTGTGATGAGATAACTTACCCTCTTTAGGAAATAATTCACCTATATCCATTCCGATAGCACCAACTATTTCCTGCACAGAGCAACCACCAAAGCATTTCAATAGGATACGACCATCTTCTGTCTCTCTTATCGCTAGAGAAGGACTACGATCTTCGTGAGAAGGACAGCAAGCAGTCCACCTACCTCTGCCACCTTTTACTTTCGTTAGACGTTGGAGTAAGTTTTCTATGCTCATTTAGCACCTCTCAGTCTGCCATCGAATACTGGTGTACTTACGCTAGGACGTTTAAAGTCAGCAGCATTTCTTAACCATGTATTTAAAGCATAGTCCCAACTTTTAAACTTACTACCTTTAGATTTATGATAATCACTAAACTTCAATAGCTCTTGATTTATGTTGATATTTAATTCCTTAGCTAATTGATAATGCTTATCGTTAGGTGTGTAATCATCAGGAAGTTGAGTTTCTTTTGTTTCAACTTTCTTTTTTGGTTTTAGTTCTTCTATATTGTTTATTGTTTCTTGTTTAATGTTTAGGATCTGATTCGTATCTGATTTCAGATGCCTTTCAGACCCCCAACGTATCTGATTCGCTTTACGTGCGCTATCCGCTTTGCTCTGATAAGCCTTGATTTCAGAATCCGCACGTTTGTTATGCCAGCTATTATCGTTAGTATTAAATTCAAAAAACTCATGCAAAATAAGCATTACAATTTCTTCATTTGATTTAACTTTTCTGGCTACTTTAGGTAAGTCTGCAACATCAAAAGACTTTTCAGTTTGATAATATAAATCAAGTAATCTTCTGTAAGTTAAGTCCTCATCATTAGTCAAATGAGCTGTATGACTTACGTAATCACCGATATTGAATTGATAATAGTGCATGGCTTTTCCAAATAAAAAAAGCCCTAGGTGAGACTCTCGATCAATGATCGTTGGAGGACTGGTTAGTACCAGCAGAGTCCCATCTAAGGCTTACTAAAAACACGCCTCCAAGCGTGTGCTACTACCAGAACGATACGCTTTTGTTCCTAATCCTGCAAGTCTTACAAATATCACTATTCTTAAACTGGATTATCGACCGACTACGCTTGC